AGTTACGCTAAACCCGGTTCCTGTTCTAAACCCACCGGCACCGCCACCAGCGCCACCGCCGTGCGGAGCGTTAGCGCCGCCACCACCGCCGCCACCCGCGACGACAAGGTACTCCACCGCGCTAACGCCGCTCGGGCAAGTCCATGTGCCGCTAGAAGTGAACGTGGCTACGACATAATTTGGTCCCGCTGCCGCAACTTTAGAGGCAAGCAGCAAACTCATAATGCCGCTCATGGCTTAACTCACGTTGCCGTTAATAACGCAAACCGTACCTGATAAGAACAGTATTGTCGCCACGCCTCTTGTAGCCAATGACACGCTCGCTTTGTCCGTATCCGTACCCGCGATATACGCCGTCGTAATCGTGCAAGTAATCGTGATAGCGCCCGAGGTGTTGTTAAAGATAGACACCACATCGCCAGCCGCAAACGTCGCATCGGGAATCGTGATGGAGCCAGAAGCGCCCACCTCGATGAACTTACCCACATCGCCGGTAGCCAGCGAATAGGAAGTCGTCTTAGCCGATCCCGACTGCGGGATGTTGCGGAAACCAACGCTAAAGTTCTCATCCGGCAGCGTGACGGTACGCGCAGCAGACGGGCCGCTGAACGTAATGACTTGCGTAAATACCGGCACCGTCGTGTTGGCATCCGGCAGCGTCATCGTGCGGCTGGCAGAAAGCGTCGTCGGAGTCAGCGTAACGGCATACGAATTTGTACCGCCAGCGCGACCGGCCAGCACCACCGCGTCCTGCGTAGCAGCAGCCTCAGAGCGCACCGCACTCGCAGCGCGGAACGTCTGGGCAGCGGTAAAGGTATTCGCCGTACCTGTTACCAACGCAAGAAGGTTGGTGCCGGTGAGTTTGTAGTTAGCGCCGGAGCGGGCAATGATGTACTCATCACCAGCTTGCGCCGGGGCTCCAGAACTTAATGCGCTGATCTTGGTATCGGCCATGACTTACTCCAGAAGTATCTTGTCGCCGCCTTCGAGCAGCGCGAACGAGGTATCGTCCTCGAGCAACAAACCATCTGCGCCCGGTGACGGGGTAGGCACGAACTCAGGATTATCCCGAGTTGTCGTGCGCCCGTGAGTGCGCGATCGAGTACGCTCCTCGATTCTCATCAGAACGCCGAGGACGGAACCCGCAGAGCCATCGCATAAACGCCAGTTGCCGTCGCGATGTTGCAGCGGATCTCACCAGCGCCGAGCTCGAAGATGCCGCCACCAGAAGCGGTCAGCGTCGTGTCGGTTCCGACATCCTGCGCTGTGCCGTTCGGGCCTTTGCACTCGAGCTTGACCGTGCCGCCGCCAAACGTGCCTTCAACGCGGAATTCACCGCGGCCACCCGGCCACATGAACCACGCGCCCGTTGCGCTAGCGTTAGATGCGAGAACAATGCCTGTTGCCATTTCAGTCTCCGATTACGCGATGCGATGCGCGTAGAACAAAACAGAGGGGATCGCTGGGACAGCCGGAGGGCCAGCAGCCGCAGCGGTATGATCAGCCGTGACAGCGACGTTAGCTGGCAGCCACATCACTTGGATGTACTGGCTCGCAGTCACTTGCTCAAGGAACGTCAACTCAAAAACGGTGTTGCCACCGTCAGCTATCTTCGGAACCGTCACCACGCTTGCACTTGCCGTGACGTCAGATCCATTGATGCGATACCAAACTTTCGCTGTATGATTGCTGCTGTCCGAATTCTGAAACTGAATGCTCACGCTGCACAGATAGGTGCCGGCATTGGTGAACGTGATCTGACTGCTGGACGCAATCGAAATGCCACTCGCCCAGCTCGAGGTGTTACTAAACGTAAATGCCGTAGGCGTCGAGACGTTGCCGGTCTGGTCAGCAGTTGAGTAGAACGCGCCGAGGCTGTTGTTCTGCAATCGAGCAAACGGAACGATGCCGACCGTCAGTTCGCCATCTTTGCGCACCGACCACTTGCTCACGCCACCGACTTGCAGATCATCGAGCAGCGAGGCAGCAGCCGAGGCGGTATCCGTGACGTTAAATACGCGAGCCTTAAACGTCGTCAGCGCGTTGTTCCATGTGGCAGCCAGCGCACCGATCGACTTGCCGACGATCGCAGCCGCGGTCGCCTTCTTCGTCTCGCTCGAGCCGGTGTCGTTGATCGGCAATACGTCAGCGGCAGGATCGATCGAATCCTGCGCAAGCGACGTTAATGCCGATATCTTCTTGGTTGCCATTAGCCGCCGCCGAGCAAGCGGGTCACGCCGACCGAACCAGTCTGCTGACTACCCGGTGTCGACATGATCGTAGACGCGCGGCCACGGCGACGAGCCATGCGGCGCTGCTCAATGCGGGAGAGTTGCGCCTCGTCCACCGTCGGAGGTGGGGGCGTCGGCTCAATCTTGGGCATCTTGGGCTTAAAAAGACTTGACATCTGGCGCTCCTTTCGGGTTGCGCAGCTAGTCTACCCCAGCACCCTGTAGTCTGCTACTGCCACTTGATGGCTCGGACGACGGGCCTGTTCCGTACCGCGGAATGGCTTGCGACCCTTCGCGAGATACCGGAATGCATCTGCGTAGTGCGACGTCCAATCGTGCAGCGGCTTGTCCTTGAACCGCTGGAGCTTGTCGTCGTATTCGCGCCTGTACTGCCGCAGGGCGTCGAGAGCGCGAGTCATACGAGACTTCGCCTCGTCTGCCGTTTCGCCCGGGAACGGATCTGGCGCGGTATTAAACTCGGTCGCAGGCAGCATCATTCGCGCAGCTTGTATCCCGTCGTCCACCGAGTCGCGCTCGAGGATGCGCGGCTTGAGGCCGTAGCCTGCCGCCACTTGCACTCGAGACTGACCGCTGCCCCATTCCTGCACAGCACCGTCATGCGGCCAGATGTGATCGCCGTAGACGTAATCCATCGCGAGCAGTTTCTTGACGTACCACTCGAGCCCGACGCCGGAGCCTTCGAGCACGTTGATGATGCGCACCTTGTGACCGATGAGCTGGTAGAACCAGATGATCGTGGAGTCGCCGACACCGATATCCCATGCCGTGCCGACAGGCTGACCGATAACGTGCGGAAAGTCGCCGATCCTGCCGTTGGCTTCTGCGCTACGAATCAACTCCGAGAGATATGCGCCCGGGATGTCTGCGTCGAAGTCGCAATAGTATTCCTGCCTGATGATCGCTTCGGCTTCCTTGTCGCCGCGCTCCATGCGCAGCTCTTTGCGCTCACGCTGAATCGTGTCCATCGGGATCGCTTTCGTATCCTCGACGGTGAGCACCTGACCGAACCAGTCAGCATCCTGTTTGGCGTACTCGACCAGTCGAGCGAAATGGTTCCTGCCGCGGGGTGTCGAGATGAAGATCGCCCAGCCGCCGTTCTCAGCGAGGATCGGGCGCAGGAATGCCCATGCGTTTGGATCTGCCATCGCGTACTCGGAGAACACGACGCCGACCGGAGGCGAACCCACGAGGCTATTGTAATTGTCCGATCCGACGACTTGCCATGTGCTGCCGTTCTTGAACCGGATGAACATATCCTGCTCACGAGTGCTTTCACGCAGCTCCATCGGGAATGCGTCATCGATACGTCGTTTGCCGGTGTGCGGATTCACCGCGTCCCAGATTGCTTTGCGCGACTGGTTGGCCTGCGGAAGCATGTGCCACACCGAGCCGACGCGCGTCATCATGGACACAGCAGCCCAATGCAGGCTGATGTCGTCCTTACCGGAGCGTCGATGCCATGCCAGAGCGAGGCGCTTGGTGCCGCTCTCGAGCGCACCCCATGCCCCTAACTGGTACGGTCTTGGTCTCCAGCCGTTATGCGGCAGGGTTATTGTCGGCATCGGTTAGGCGAACCACGTTGACGGTCAGACCGACGTTGCCGGAGTGCTCGACCTCAGCCTTGTCTCCGTATCGCTTGGGCAGGAACTTGGACGCGAACCACTTGCGAGCATCGAGTTCGACCCGGGCCTGCTGTGCGTCGATGACGCCAGAGCGCATATCCTCGATGACTTGCTCGGCTTTCTCGACCTGATCCTGCGCCAGAGCCTCTAACGCGCGCGCGTAGTGGTCGCCCGAATTGACTCTCAATGCCGTCGTTCTAAACGTCGAGCGGCTGATTCCCACTTCCGCGCAGGCCGATCGCTCGGACATTCCGTCCTCAATCAGCTCCAGTACGCGCCGAACTTGCTCGGCTTTATCCATCAGCCCTTACGCTTTGCAGCGCCCTTCTTGGCAGCAGCCGATCGCTTCGTAGCGTAAGCAATGGCGACAGCCTGTTTGGTCGGTCGGCCAGCCTTGATCTCCGTGCGAATGTTTTCGCGGAAAGCCTTTGCAGATGAACTCTTGATGAGCGGCATGGTCTAGTCCTTCTTGGCCTTGTTTCGCGCGCTGATCGCCCGGGCTTTCGCTCGAGCATCTTCCTTGCTGCTGGCACCC